GTGACCGATCAGACCGCAAACGCGATCGATGACTTGCACTACATGAGTACGAACGAACTCGCTGAGAAGTACCACGATCTCCACGGGCAGCCGGTGCGGACACGCCATCGGCAGTATTTGATCCGCAAGTTGGCGTGGAGGATTCAGGCCAACGCTATGGGGGATCTGTCTGATCGTGCCCGCAAGCGTGCGAGGGAGCTTGCCAACGACGCTGATGTGCGCGTGATGGCTCCCAAGAGTTTGATCTGCCCGCCTCAGGCGGGTGTATCGAGATCGACCACAAAGCGATATGCCAAGCGTGATCCAAGGATTCCTGCTGTTGGCTCAGCGATTGTGCGTCAGTACAAAGGCAAAGCGATTCGTGTGGTTGTGCTTGATGCTGAAGAGGGCTTTGAATACAACGGCCAGCGGTACCGCACCCTGACAGCGGTGGCGAAAGTAATCACGGGTACCCACATCAACGGCTTTCGCTTCTTCATGCTCGGAGATAAATCGTAATGGCCAAGAAGCAGACAAAGCCGAAGGAATCATCGCCAACTATCCGCTGCGCAATCTACACCCGTAAGAGCAGCGAAGAGGGGCTCGATCAGGAGTTCAACTCTCTTGATGCGCAGCGTGAGAGCGCCGAGGCCTTCATCTCAAGTCAGAAGGAGCAGGGGTGGGTGTGCTTACCCGAGCAGTACAACGATGGTGGATTCTCGGGCGGAAGCATGGAGCGCCCAGCGCTCGACCGCATGCTTCGCGATATCGACGACGGGAAGATCGATTGCGTTGTCGTCTACAAGGTAGACCGCCTGAGCAGATCGCTCATGGATTTCTCACGAATCCTCGAAACCTTCGAGCGGAGTGAAGTCTCGTTTGTGTCGGTCACCCAGCAGTTTAATACCACGCACTCGATGGGGCGGTTGACACTCAATATCTTGCTGTCGTTCGCTCAGTTCGAGCGTGAGATCATCGGCGAGCGGATCCGTGACAAGATCGCCGCCCAGAAGCGTAAGGGCAAGTGGACCGGGGGCGTGCCGGTGCTTGGGTACGATGTCGACCGCAGTGATGCAAGCCCCAAGCTGGTGATCAACGCGCAGGAGGCGGCCCGGATCCGGGCGATCTTTGATCTCTATCTGGCCAAGGGGTCGCTGCTTCCTGTGGTCCATGAGCTTGCCGCCAAGGGCTGGTGCAACAAGAAACGGATCACCAAGAAGGGCAAGCTGATCGGCAATAAACCCTTCGACAAGTGCACCCTCTATAACCACCTGACCAACCCGGTCTACATCGGCAAGATCACCCACAAGGACGAGGTGTTTGAGGGCAAGCACAATGCGATCATTGATCTGGAGGTGTTCGAGCGTGTCCAAAGCCTGCTCAAGGCCAACGGTCGCGGCGGGGGAGCTGAGGCCCGCAACACCTACGGGGCCCTGCTGCGGGGGATCCTGCGGTGTAAGGCCTGCGATCGGTCAATGACGCATACTTTCACCACGACACGAGGCCAGAAACAAACCCAGTACCGGTACTACCGGTGCGTCGGGGCGATCAAGAGCGGGAGCTGCACTTGTATATCAGGGACACTTCCTGCAGCCGAGATCGAGCGGGTGGTGGTCGATGAGATCCGTGCGATTGCCAAGGACAAATCGTTGCTCAAGCTGGTGTTGGCAGAATCACAGAACAAGATCGAGCATGAACTTCAGATCAAGCAGACCGAGCAAACTGATCTGGCCAAGGAGTTGAAACGGCATCAACGCGAGTTGGTACGGCTGGCGACGGATCCGGGTGATTCAACAGATCGCATTGCTGAGCTTCATGAGCGGGTCGCCCATGGCCAGCGACGGCTACCTGAGATCAATGCCCGCATCGTCGAGCTTGAGTGCGAGTCGATTACCCCGGACGAGGCACATGCCGCGTTTGAATCATTCGATACCCTCTGGGGTAACCTGATTCCGCGTGAGCAGGCACGGCTGCTGCAGCTCTTGATATCCACTGTGGAGTACGACGCAGAGCATGAAACCATCAGCGTGACCTTCCGGGCCACGAGCATCCGTGCGTTGCTGGGCAAGGGGACAAGGGAGGCCGCATGACAACCGTCACTAGACCGATCCACTTTGCGCTCAAGGGTCGCCACAAGCGGGCCGTGATTACGCTGACACGCGACACCAACGCCTCGCCGGGGAATCCTTCGCCCAAGCGAAGCGGGGTCACACAACCCAACGACGGGCGCGTGCCAAGGGTTTCCAAGCTCATGGCGCTGGCGATCCGCTTTGACGGGCTGCTCAGGGACGGGGTAGTGGGAAACCAATCACAGCTTGCCGAGCTGGCGCAGGTCTCCCAGCCGAGGATGACCCAGATTATGAATCTGCTGCACCTGGCACCGGGGATTCAGGAGGAGATCTTGTTTCTGGAACGGGTTCGGGTCGGCAAAGACCCGATTACGGAGCGGGATCTGCGGCCGATCGCCCGGGAGGTGGATTGGCGTAAGCAGAAAGTGGATTGGAAGGCACAAAAATCTCGTATTTTGCTATAAATACCGCCTGAGCCTGTCGGTTGTTCATCGTTTTACTAAATATTACAGTTGACATGGTACTCTGAATGTGGGAGAGATTTCGATGAAACATACATATTCAAGGAGGTGTCTCAATGCCAGCGTTTGATCCCAATAAGGTTCTCAAGCAGATCGGCAATCTACCTGAGTCAGTGTCTGATTTGGAAGGGTCTTGGAATCAAAGATCAGAAGGGAGCTTGTTTTCATGTTCAAGCATTGAGAACTGCATGAGTCATGATATTGATACTCTGATCAAACGACAACAAAATTTCATTTATTTTATCCCAGGGGTTTGGTTTAGAAAATATCCCAGTACACTGCGACTGTGTGGCTAATACGCTGCACGCGTGATTTGACTTTGTTCTAATCTGATGCCGAAATCGGGGAGAACCCTTTCCCCGCCCGGGTTCATCGTGAAGGTCAAAGTTTCCTGCCTGAGGTACCAATCGCAGGGGAAATTGCCCCGCCTGAGGATCCAATCGCAGGATTAATTATTTATGCCTGAGGGCCATCGCAGGGGCCAGTCCCCTGCCTAACGCCTGATCGCGCCTGCCTGAAGAGCCAATCGCGGGATTCATTTCCTGCCTGAGGCAAGATCGTAGGTTTCTCCATTTAGGCACACCGTTTTACATGGATTTATGGGTATTAGCCATATTGAAATGTATCGCTGTGGCCATTCGTTTTAGCCAGCGGTCCTTCGACCTGCACTCAATCATGTTCCACATGACGAAGGCGGTTCTACGCGATCGGTGTGTTGAAATGTTCATTCATTCACATACGGAGATATGCAATGCGTTCAATTTTGCCCTTTGATATGCTTTCTCAAGACACACATACCGTGGCGGCCACGAGTTCCGTCGAAATCAAAGCATCAATCAAACCCGACAAGACAGAGAAGAAACTACCCGGGTGGATTTTAGATGATCCAACTGTAGATGAACCATCTGTAGATGAACCAACTGTAGAGGACCTAATCGATCGATCAGCAAAGCGAATGAGCCGTTGCTGTGGGCATAGCCCGTCGGATCAGGAAGATCTGAAGCAGGATATGCGGATTTTCTTGATAGAAAAGGAAGATCAATATGATCCAGATCGTAGCCCAGTAGTGGCATATGTAAACTGCTTGCTTAGGACCTGGGTATTGATGAGAATCCGATACAGCAAGCGGCTAATCCGAAAGGGGCATCTCTCGACTCGCTGGTTTGGAGATCACGATGAGCCGATGAATCCAAGCAAATCGGAGATCGACTGCAAGAACATTGACACAGCGGACCTTCTCGAAGCTTGCCGTTCACGACTCTCCTCAGACGAATTTCAGCTGTTAATCTCTGTGAGCCAAATTGGCAAATCGAGAACAGCTTCAGAGTTGTGTATTAGTCGCAGTCAAGTTTACATTCGCTTGTCCCAGATTCGTTCAACTTGCTCTGACTTAGAGGAAATATTCAACTTTCCGGACAGACCTTAGCGAGACGGCATAGGTACTAATGGGGGCTGGCTCTGCATGTGAGCATGAGCCAGTCGTCCATATTTTGGAGTTCCAGCCATGCCGTCCAATGTCTTCACCATTGAGTTTATGAATGCTCTCGAATACAAGGAGGGCAAAGAACTCTTGATCAACGCACGGATCGCGGCCTGCGGGCTCCACGCTGATTCCTCGCTGCGTATCGATGTCCACAACTGGCACGACGACGGGGGGCTTCGGCTGCTAATCGATGCGAGCGAGGCCCCCGGTCAGACTGTGCTGCGGATCTTCTCGTCGTTGCTGGATCACGATCTGGGAGAGGGGAGCTACACCATCAAGCCCGCGAATCTTGAGGAGGTCAGGAAGGTCGATTCCTGGAAGCGGGGCGAGCATGTTGCCTGGTCTTCCAAAATCAGAAAAGGGGATCACGAGCCATGGACTGATCAGGTGGTTGCAGCCGTACTGTGACCATGAGAACGCTGCGGTGATGTACAAGCAGTCGAGTGGGAAGGACTCGCCTGGCTGGGTAAAGGGCGAGGACGATGTCCTGCGAGCAACAAAGGCGTTCGTGGATAGGACGCTTGAAAGTGAATGCTTCGATTCCGTAACCAAGGACGGTAAGCCCTACGCGATCCACGGCGCGACGCGTCTGGGTCTGGTCCCGCACCGAGACTCGTTGGTTACGGTATTTTGTCTCGATCTCGACGACCATACCGGGGACGGGGGTCACGCCCATCTCCGTGATTCATTCTCACGGTTCTTTGGTGTTACAACGTTGTATTTCTCTTCGAAGGGTGGTAAGGGGCTTCACGGCTTCTTCAAGCTCAAAGAGCCAATGCCGACCAGAGACTTTGTGGGGTGGTTAAAATTGTGGGGATTCAATAGATCAGGGGAACCTGAGGTGTTTCCCAAGACGGAGAAGCTGACGCAGGTGTGGCTTCCCGGCGAGCCAAATGAGCTGGGGGGCGATCGGTATATCAGCGGAGAATTCGAATCGTGCGTGATCAATGAGCTGCCCGAGGCACCGCCGGTACAACTGACTTCAACAACGCTCCGGTTCCTCCGTGGTCAGGCCAGCGAGCCTGGCCGCAATGAGGCGCTCAACAAGGTAGCCTTTGAGCTCGGAAACAAGCGGATTGATCGGGGGCAGGCTTGGGAACTCTGCGAGCGGGCATCACGACTGTGCGGGCTAGAGCCCTTCGAAACTAAGACCACCTTCGACAGCGGATACCAAGCTGGGTTACAGGACGGGCAGCGACTCCCCAATCAAGCGACCGTTGATGGATCTGCAAATCACTACTCGCTCAACGGGATCGGAAACGGCGAGCGGTTTGTTTCGATGCATGCTCAGGATGCCCGGTACTGCTTCGCGCTCAAGGAGTGGTATGTGTGGGACACGACACGCTGGTCGGTACGCCCGGATCGTGTTGCGGAGATGGCAAAGCTCTCCGCCCGTTCGATCGAGGACGGAGGTCACCGCAAGAAGACAAGCTCCAAGCGGGGAGTTGATGAGATCCTGTTCATGGCGTGCTCAGAGCCGGGGATGTCGATCGATCTGGGCAAGATCGACGGCGATCCGATGCTCTTCAACTGCATGAACGGCACGATCAACCTAAAGACGGGGACGCTGGGCAAGCACGCACGGAGTGACATGCTCACCAAGATCTCCCCCGCGTCTTTCGATCCAAAGGCCGGGTGCCCCCGGTGGACACTGTTCCTTGAGCAGATATTCGGCGGCGACGCTGAGTTAATCAGCTACATCCAACAGGTGTCGGGGTACATGATGACCGGTCTGACGACCGAGCATTGTCTTTTCTTTATGCACGGCCTTGGTCAGAATGGCAAGAGCGTGCTGGCCTCGGCACTGATTCATGTCTTCGGCGATTACGGGCAGCGGGCACCGGCCGAGCTGATCATGAAGGCAGACCGGTCGTCGCCGGGGTCGGCGTCGCCGGATCTGGCAAGGCTGCGGGGGGCGCGTCTGGTGGTCACCTCCGAGCTCGAAGAGCAGCAACGCTTCGGCGAGGCGCGGATCAAGGACCTGACGGGCGGGGACCGGATCGTGGCGCGGGGCCTCTACAAGGACCCGGTTGAGTTTGATCCCACGCACAAGCTGTTTCTCTACGGGAATCACAAGCCCACCATCAGCGGAACGGACGCGGGGATCTGGCGGAGAATGAGATTGATCCCGTTCGAGGTGTCGATCCCTGAGAGCGAGCGTGACCTTGACCTGCTAGATGTTCTTAAGGGCGAGAGGGACGGGATCCTGGCGTGGATGGTGGAGGGGTGCCTTCTGTGGCAGCGTGATCGGCTCAGCACGCCAAGCGTTGTGGCAAAAGCCACGCAAGACTTCCGGGGGCAGAGCGATCATGTCGGTCGTTTCATTGGTGAGTGCTGCGAGCAGGCGGATGGGGTGTTTGTCGCTAAGGGCGAGCTGTACACGGCGTACCAGCGGTGGTGCGGTCGCGAGGGCGAAGAGCCGCTGGCCAAAAACACATTCAGCACACGCATCTCACAGCGGGGGATCAACAGCAAGTCAACCAAGTCGTGCCGCATGTGGATCGGGATCGAGCTGCGCGAGGGGGAGGGGGCGGATCATGGGTGACGCACTTGCCAAAAAGGTGACGCACTGTGACGCACTTTGGGTTGGGTGCGTCACCCCCAAAGTCCTTGTGCTATGGGTGTTTACAACAAAGGTGACGCAGGTGACACAGATATGCAGAAAAGTCCCTAACGCGCGGGCGCGCGGGGGAGAGTTACTGCAGAAGTGCGTCACAGTGCGTAGTGCGTCACCCTTTGAACTGGCGGAAAAGGAGTACAGACGATGAAGATTGAAATGAAAGCACTGTCGGCGATTACCCCGTACGAGAAGAACCCCCGCTCAAACGACGCGGCCGTCGATGCGGTGGCCAAGAGCATTAGTGACTTCGGGTTCAGGCAACCGATCGTGGTTGATCGCGATACGGTGATTGTCTGCGGGCATACCCGCTGGAAGGCGGCGACGCAGCTCGGGCTCGAATCCGTGCCTGTGCATGTCGCCAGCGACCTCACGCCGGAGCAAGCGCGTGCCTACCGGCTGGCCGACAACCGGAGCGCCGAGCTGGCCGAGTGGGACAAGGGATTGCTTGAGGTGGAACTCGAGGCCCTGCACGAACTCGGTTACGCCGTGAGCGATTTAGCCGCCTTTGGCTTTGATGATGCGCAGCTCGCTGAGTTGTCTTCCATGGGTCTTGGTAGCGAGCCGGACCCTGATGTGATCCCCGAGCCCCCCGACGATCCAATCACCCAACCGGGCGACCTCTGGATACTTGGTGACCATCGCCTGCTGTGCGGCGACAGCTCAATCGAAGCCGATGTCGATCGGTTATGCGAGGAGAAGCAGGTCCATATGGTCAACACCGACCCCCCGTACAACGTCAAGGTCGAGCCCCGATCCAACAACGCGATCGCCGCTGGCTTGTCCTCATTCCCCACCAGCGCAACCAAGGCAAGCACGCACATGCAGCAGCGGGATCTGTCTCGGCACCCCGAGAAATCGACGCCAACAACCAAGAAGATGCGTGCCAAGGACCGCCCGCTGGCCAACGACTTCATGGACGATGAGGCGTTTGCAACCTTGCTGAGGGCTTGGTTTGGCAATTTGGCAAGTGTGCTGATGCCAGGGAGGGCTTTTTATTGCTGGGGCGGCTACGCCAACATCGCCAACTACCCGTCGGCCTTCAAGGACTCGGGCATGTACTTCAGCCAGTCGATTATCTGGCACAAGCTCCACCCGGTGCTGGGCCGCAAGGACTTTATGGGTGATCACGAGTGGTGTTTTTACGGGTGGCGCGAGGGCGCGGCGCACCAGTTTTACGGGCCGATGAATGTGCCCGATGTGTGGCCCATCAAAAAGGTGAACCCGCAGAGCATGGTGCACCTGACCGAGAAGCCCGTGGAGCTTGCGAGCCGAGCGATGGAGTACTCGTCGAAACGCGGCGAGCGTGTGCTTGATCTCTTTGGCGGGAGCGGCTCGACGCTGATGGCCGCCGAGCAGATGGGGCGCAGGTCGCTGCTGATGGAGATCGACCCGGCGTACTGCGATGTGATCGTGGAGCGGTGGGAGGGGTTTACGGGGAAGAAGGCGGAGCGTATAGCTTCCACTGAAAACGCCCCCATAGCAACGGGGGCGAAGTCATGAATATGCAGCGGATCTCAACGAAGCACGAAGCGCCCTTTGGATACCTTTCGGAATCTGGACTCGTCGCCCTTCTTGGCGATCTCTCTGGTGATGCCCGCGTAGAGGGTGGCCTCGGGCGTCTTGCCAGCGGGGCTTGTCCACAGGCCCTTTTTACGCATCGCTTCGACCATGTCCTTGGTACTCATGCCTTCTTCGGGCGCTTTGGCCAGCACCTTGACAGCCGCTTTCATCGCGCTGAGTTTGGGGGCTGGGGCTTTTTTGGCGTGCCGAGTTGGTACAGCTTGCACAGTGGGCGCGTCGTTGCCCCGTGTGGCGTTCTTGGCGGGCTTGCGGGGGTTTGTCGCTTTGCTCGCTTTGGCTCGCGACGCGGGATTTGTGGCGATCGTGTAGGCCGCTGTCTTCGTGTTCTTCGTCATTTTGTATGGTCCTTTCAAAGCCCGCGGCGTGCGGGCAACACGCACCATGAAGGCATGACATCCACTGGATTGCAAGGCCAATCCCCCTGGAATCGAAAACTCTTTGGAGGTCCCCATGACCGATACGCATAACCCACTGAGTACGCTCCGCCATTGCAAGACCAAAATATCAACCTCGCAGCAGCGGGCGATCCTGGCATTACTCGTTGAGCCGTCGGTCGCCGCCGCGGCGGTCAAGGCGAATGTGGGGGAGCGGACGCTGCACCGGTGGATGCGGCTTGAGCATTTTTCGCAGGAGTACCGCTTTGCGCGCAGGGAGGCCTTCTGCCAGGCGATCGCTTTGACGCAGCGGTCATCCGCCGCCGCTGTGGCGATCCTGCTGCGGGTCATGCACGACCCCAGCACAACGGCCGCCGCACGGGTCACGGCGGCGACCAACATCCTGAAGTTTGCCCGCGAGAGCATCGAGCTTGATGACCTTGCGGCGCGGATCGATATGCTTGAGGCGGTCACTCGGAAGGACGAGCCATGAGCGGCCGGTTTTCGCACCGCGTCAAACAAATGGAGCGAAGGATTTCATCGCCGGGTAGATGTCCCAAGTGCGGCGGAGGCAAGACCGTCTCGTTTATTATGGAGCACGAGCAGATGCCCGAGCCCTGCTTCGGGTGCAGCCGCGAGGGGATTGTGGTTGTGCTGGGTGATGCCAAGCCGCCCGACGGGTGGGTGCAGCGGACAATGCCGGACGATTTGCCTTGACTGATGCGGGAGTGATGAGGTATCACTCTATGGATACGGCTTTATAGACAAAGCGTATCCATAGAAAGGAGACCCATGCGATACCCGATCGAGGTGCTGACGCGGCGTGAGGTGAAAGATCTGCTCGATGCGTGCGGGAAACAGAAGTGGACGGATCGGAGAAACTACGCGCTGATCATGGTGCTGTACCGATCGGGGCTGAGACTTTCGGAGGCATTGGCTTTGAGGCCGTGCGATATGGATCTTGAGCGAGGAGCGATACGGGTGCTGCACGGCAAGGGAGGAAGGGCCAGGACGGTGGGGATCGACCCGGTAGGAGCGAGGGTGCTTGGCGCATGGATCAACGAGCACAGAGAGCTTGGTGAGTCAGATGGCGACCGGCTCTTCATGACTGCGAGCGGTCGTGCTGTATCGCAGGGGTACCTGAGACGGAAGCTTCCTGAGCTCGGACGAGTAGCGGGGATCTACAAGCGGGTGCACGCCCACGGCCTGCGGCACACCCACGCGGCAGAGCTCAGGGCTGAAGGCGTTGATATATCGGTGATCAAGCGGCAACTCGGGCACACATCATTGCTGACGACAATCCGGTATCTTGATCATCTTGAGCCCGAGTCGGTGGTGCTCGCGATCGGTGAACGAATGGAGGGTTATGCTCTGCGTTAACATTGGTAGTAGTACAAACAATGAGGGCAGGTCATGGGCTCACGGTTAAATGTAGTCCAATACAAGCAATGTGTGGTATAGTCTTGCATGATTTGGACAATCCTATTCTGGCTGCTTGTAGTTTTATCCATAATATTTCTCGCACTCGGGTTGTTCTGGGATCGTCCGGGTCGTCGTGGTCGGCCTAGCAGGCGATGTAAGAAGTGTTGGTATGACCTGACTGACTCCGGTGAGCTGGCGATCACCTGCTCAGAGTGCGGGCGGGTGTCAAAGACCCAGCGGTCGATGACCCGGGTGCGTCGGCATAAGAAGATGGTGGCAGCTGGATTGGTGTTGGCGTTGGCTGCCCCGACAGAGTTATTGATCCATGGATATCGACAGGGACAGTTGCTGGCTCATGCGCCGAGTTGGGTGTTGATCGAGATGTTCCCGTTTATGCCTCAGCCTGATCGTTTAAAGGGTGCTTTAAACCCCAACTACCCCCACACCGAGTTAGCGTATCGGCTTGGTGAATATAACGGGCGCGTGACTTCGCATGAGCAGATCGTTGACATTCTCAACCGAGCAGCAGAGGGGAATATCTTTGTCACGCCGGGTTCAAATCGGTGGGGGCGGACGACGGGTCAATGGTTCAATGGTCAGATTTTTCACTTTCGTGTGAAGGGGAGTGGGTGGCCGTACCTTGAGACTGGTTGGCAATATCCTGACGGAACTCCCGCCGACGAAGTGTTGATGGAGGCGATTGATCGGATAATGCGTGTGCTCCCGGCGTGGGATGCGCACACGCGATCGGTTTGGCCTGAAGGTGAGGTGGTGACGGTTTGGTCTGGAGCCGAGTATCCACGCTGGCCCGTAAAAGGCGAGCTTATCGAGAGCGCGTCGCTGGTGATCTCTGGGCATCAGGATGATCCCGAGCATGTTAAAATCAAATACTTTGGGAACAACTTCCAACTCAAAGCCCGAGGGCAGGCTGGGGATACGGTCCGGTGCGAGATGGAACTCCGCTACCATCGGGTCAACAGCGACTGGTACGACAAACCACTCCCCGAGCCCGAGCGGACGCAGCATGTTGTTCTTGAGTGGACAATCGCGGAGAAGATGTCCGATGTGATCGAGCTTGTGGACAATGAGCAGATCCGCGAAGCGATGATCGTTGAGGTGGTACCTTGGTTGAGCAACTCGCTTGATGAGTTTGATTTTCGGAATCCAGTGTGGCTAAAGCCTGCGTTCTTTGGTATTGGCTTTGGAATCAAGGTTCAGGTGTACGCCGGCGATGAGTTTCTTGCCCAAGCAGAGCATCAGTGGATGAACTTAGGTGGAGATTCAATCCATCTTGGAACGAGCATGATGGGCACCACGATGGAGCAGTACGAGGTATATCCACAGCGTGCTCAGGAGGCGATCAAGAACGGAACATTGCGTGTGAGGATTATTGGTGATCCTGCTCTCGCACTTGAAGTATACGAGGCAGAGCGAGTATGGAACGGACAAGTCGATATCCTCTATACCGATGCCGTCAAGGCGGCTAAGGGAGCACAAGAAAGAACCTCGCAAGATGCGGGGCCTTGATTCATTGTGGCGGCACACGCACGCGGCCGAGCTGCGGACCGAAGGGATCGACATCGCGGTGATCAAGCGGCAACTCGGGCATGCCTCGCTGCTGACCACGATACGGTACCTTGATCATCTAGAGCCTGAGTCGGTGGTGGGGGCGATCGGCGAGCGAGTTGAGAGCTAGGTGGTACAGAATATGAAGGCAGTTCAAAGAGGGGTTTGCGAAGTGCATACAGCATCATCAGGCGATACACAAAATGCTTAATGCTCGCTATATAAACAACCTAAGTCTGCAAAGCCGATGTTCTTATAATTTCGTGAACGACTGATCCAGCGAAAAAATACCCAATTGTCCTGAACTCTAGGGATTTATGACCAGTAGATCTAGAATATGTGTACAATCTCGCTCCACTTTAGCCCAAATGGCCCGTGGAACCGAGAGATTGGTTGCCACGAATCTGGTTTGGGTGTCGAGTTATTCGATTGTTGAATGAAGATTATGAAGGAGCGATTCGGATGAAAATACGGCTACTTACGGTACTCATGGCCCTTTCTTTGGCTGCGGCCTTCTCAATAGCTGGTGACCCCGATCACGAGGATGGACCAAACGATTGCCCACCAAATGAAGGCCAGGGCGGGACCGATGGGACCGCAGAACCCGACGAGCTTAATGATCCGGTGTATCTCCCTCGCGGCGAGTTTATCGATAGTCATGTCGATATTTTTCTTCCCGGTCGTGGTCTCGATGTGTACCTTGAACGCTCATATCGCTCTCGCTCCCGAGTGAGTACCGGCTTTGAAGGCGGGCGTCGGTCTGCCATGGGCTTAAACTGGAGCCATAACTATGAAATGTGGATCGAAACATTTAATATTGATGGCTTGGGGCAACCATATAAAATAGAAATGTATCTCGGAAACGAACGGATGGTGACATTTGACCCTGAGACTACGGCAACAACAACCACCTACAGTGCAGATCAGTATGATGCGGTGATCGAGTACACAACCAGTCTTGATCCTGTAAAGTATATCACGAGTGACAATACGACTTACCAGTTCTTTCCTACACCAGCAGGCAATGGGGTAGGAATGTTGGAGTCGATCACGGATCGCAACGGGAATGTTGTGACCATTACCTATGAAAACGGCGTGGTCAGAAATCGGATTATGTATGTTTCTGATGGCTTGGGGAACAGATTGGATTTCAGCTATTACAGCGACCCGAATGCACCATGGGCCGGCTTGGACTCAGTGGCTAGAGAGGTACTCGGTGACCTGTTGTGGAAAGTGACGGATCATGTCGGTCGTGAAGTGGTATATGAGTATCAGTTCAGTGACGAGTTCTTAACTGGCGACTTAGAAATTCGCCAGCTTACCGAGGTGGTCTTGCCCGCTCATAAAGAGGCTTCCGGTACATTCGTATTACCACCGGAGCACGAAAGGTTTCTCAATGGTCGGAGCATCAAATATGACTATCACCCGAACTCGGAGTTCACTGGCTTGTTGACGAAGATCACCGATGAGAACGGTTTGGTGATACTTGAAAATACCTACGAGCAACCGCTCTTCAATGATTACTTTGTAGATCGAAGTCGAAGGTTGTACCGCCAGGTATTTGCAGGAGATACCTATACTCATATGCTTACAAATGTGGATGGTTCAAACAAAGATCCATCGGAGTCTGATGAGATTGCGATCTGGGTGCAGAAGCGGGACGGATTCATTGTCAAGCTCGTGTACTCCGGTGGTCATGTGTTTAGTCAGCCCGATGGGTGGAATGATGGGCACAAGCTGATCAGTAGAACAGATTACCCTGGCAAGGTTCCCCAGAATGCCGAAGGAAAGCTCGTGTGGTTTGATGAAGCAGCAGGTGCCAGCGGTCGGTGGAAATTTGCTGATACACCGACTTCGCAAGCAACTGTGTTTGATCTCCTGCCCGCTGAGCGTTCAACCGATGTCGCCGTAACGAAAAACTTTGGATTTGACGATGAATGGAGTCAAACTAGTTTTGCCGAGCCAAATGGTGATGTTGTAGAGTATAAATACAACTCAGGCGCTGGTGACGCACGATCACGCCAATCACTCACCGAAGTGATTTCCAAGCCAGGTGGGACTGTGGTTGACGGTAATGGTGATCCGATCACCTCACACCCGGACTGGATCACAACCACATATGAGTACGACGGATTCAGTTTCTGGCCTAGTGTGGGTGGTGGGTGCGGCTGTGGATCAGGGAGGTTTGCCACGACCATAATTGACGGGAACGGGAACCATACCGAGAAGGATTATGATGTCAATGGGAATGTGACGCAGATCCGTCACGACATCCCTGGCGGTCTGGGAACGCCTGCTGCAATTGAGAACTATTCGTATGTTCCGAATGGCGGCGGGAATGTTGCAACGTACACGCATGCTGAAACAACCAGGTTAGTGAATGGGAGTCCTCAGCCATACACCCCAGTCGATGAGTACCTCTATTACCCGGATGCATACGGCACCAGTGCTAGCCCAGAAAATATTTCCAGTAACGGCAAGGTTAAAACTCAGATAGTTGATATAAACGGCGAGATTCTTGAAACACACTTCGAGTATGATGCCATTGGGAATGTTTCAAAGATCACTGAGCCCGACGGCGATGTGAGGATCTACCTCTACAATCAAGGCCGTCAGCTTGTCAGAGAGCAGTATTGGGATTCCGCAGCTCAACAAACGCTTCTGGCACAAACAGATTATTTCTATGATGCCAACGGGAATGTGGTGATCGAGAAGGTTAAAAACATTGATGACAGCTTTGCCGTAGTTTTAGGAAATCCTACTATCTCGACGGTTTACGAATATGACCTGCGTGATCTCCTTACCAAGCAGAGTATCGAGCAGAGTGATATTCCCAATGAAACCGTTGAAGAAGATTCGTCTCATCGCGCCACAGCACCAACCGGCGAAGATTGGGTGACCCAGGCGTGGGTCTATGACGCGAATGGCAACTTGATCGAGTTCCAAGATGGCGAAGCGGTGCGAGATCAGCACGCGTCATTGGCCGGTGACGCGAACAACAAGATCACCTATGAATATGATTTTCGAGAGTTGCTTTACCGACAGACCAATGGTGCGGGCTCGGCAACCGAGCTTGTTGTCCAGTTTGATTACGATGTGAACAAACGGCTTGAGAAACGAATTGTCAACCCGGATGCCATCAATGGACTCGCTCAAACCGAGCAGTTCTTGTACGACGGGCATGGTCGGCTCATCAGCATCACCGATCCAAAGGGGAATGTCGCCAACTTTGAATACGACAAGAACCATAACCGTGTAGAGGTTGAAGTGCTCGGTCCCTATGATGAGGATCTGGATATCGGCGGTGGTGACACCGCGGTTGTGCTGTACAACGAGGTGCTCAAGTATGATTCCAAGGATCGGATGATTGAACAAGATATCTCGGTCTTCGACTACCTGAGCGGTGCTCAGTCAGCAGTGCAGCACCGGATTACGACGTACACCTACAATAAGGATTCATCGCTTCGTCAGGTGGATGCGCCCTCGGGCCAGGCCGGGGTTTCCAATGCCACCGAATATTTCTATGACTCAGTTGGCCGTCTTGAGTACATTGAAGATGGTGCCGGCAATACAGTTCGATACGGGTACGATCTTGATTCAAACCTGGCACTGATCGATCAGATCGATCTCTCAACGATCGGCTCGGGTCAGCAGCGTTTCACAAAAACCTATACATATGACGAGCTTGATCGGCGTGTTACTTCTACAGATGGCGCATTGAACTTGACTCAATGGGGGTACGATTCACGATCCAACATGGTCAAAGAGATCGACGGGCGTGGCAATCTGACCTCGTATGACTACGACGGCCTCAGCCGGCTGATCGCATCACAAGTCCGGATGACCGCCGACGGTGATGGGCCCGAGAATGATCCGGCTCTTGCTACAAACGCCGAGATTCTGACCACGATGGTCTATGACGATTCAAGCCGGGTGATCGCAGAAACAGACGATAATGGGCAGACTACGGGCTACGCATACGATGCGGTCAACCGCCGGACTGCGGTCATGATGCCTGTTATCAGTGAAAACTACCTGACCGATTACAACAACAACGGCGTGGCCTCTAAGCTCACCGATGCACGCGGGGTCGTGCTTGATCTCACTTACGATCTCAATAATCGGCTGACTCGCCGTGCCGTCAATGTCTCCGGGGCAATCCCGGCCGGGAGCCAGTTCGAAGACTTTACTTATGACGGGCTCGGGCGGATCACAGTGGCGGAGAACCTGTTGACCAGGATCACCCGGTCGTACGACTCGCGTGGTCTGGTCGTCCGCGAGATCCAGAATGCTGATGGGGCCAATAGTTTCCCGATAGCCTCTGATCGGGTGGTGGATTATGAGTTTGATCTGGCCGACAATACATCCCGGATTCTCTATCCACACGGGCGGGATATCGAGCGGTCGTACGATTCGATTAATCGTTTGATCGCTATTGATGATGTGCAGAATACGCCGATGTCAGTCGTGACCGGGTTCGATTATGTCGGACGACGGCTTGAACGCCGCAACAACGGGAACAGCACTCGCACGGCCTATGAATACGACGGGTACCAAGGAGCGTTGGTACATATTGATGACCACGGATTCGGCCGGGTTTCCAAGATCAAAACCACCAAAGCTGGAGTTGGCACCTTGGATGAGTTCAGCTTCCGCTGGGACGAGAGCCAGAACCGTACGAGTTATAAGGACGACGGTTCGGGCATGAAGAACCGCCGCGAGCGTGCTTTTGGGTACGACTCATCGGACCGTCTTGTTTCGACGGATGTTGATTTCCCGGACCCCAATACCGATTTCCCAACCCCGACCAACAACGGGATCACCGCCTACGACCTCGACGGCGTACACAACCGATTCTCGGTGACCGGCTTTGAAGAAGCCGGTGCCCCGATCGGCATCTACAAGGATGTCGCGGAGGATCTACCGGATCATGTGAAGAACAACCAGTACACCTTCTCGCCGCGCGAGGGCGGGGGTCAATGGATTTATTCCTACGACAAGAACGGGAACATGGTGCTCAAGGCCCAGTACGATGTCACGGACTTTACAGGGGATTACGAGCTCGATACCTTTGATATCAATGCATTTCTTACTGCATTTGGTAACCAGGAATCATCTGCCGATTTCAATAACGACGGCCTATGGGACAACCAAGATATCGCAGAGTTCCTGGCGGCATTTACAACCGGATTGCATCTTGACAATCAGCACTACACCTACGATTTCCGGAACCAGTTGATCGATATCGAGTTCAAAAATGGATCGGATGTTTTAACAACCGTGTCAAACACCTACGACCCGTTCGCGCGTCGTGTACTCGAATCGGTGGACGACGGGACCGGTGCGATTGAGAATCAGCTCGTCTACGGCTGCTCCTCCCTATGGGAAGTTATCGAAAAGATTCAGCTTGACAACGGCACGCTCCCTGAGACACTCGTATCGACCCATATCTACGGGCTGGGTATTGATGACGAGGTGTCGTACCGGATCGAGGACCTGGTGACGACTGAGGACTACTGGTCCCATCGTGATGATCTAAACTCCCTGACCAGCGTCACGGATGTGAACGGCGATGTGAAAGAACGCTACCAATACGGCGACTACGGCCAGGTTACCATCTTCGATCCGGCAACGGGGCTCGAACGGGTAAACACGGATGTCTACGCCATCCACCTCTACACCGGCCGCTCCCTGATCACGGGGACGGGGTTGTTTGATTACAGGTTTAGGGTGATGGATCCGGAGACTGGGCAGTTCAGGCAGCGGGATCCGCTGGGGTATGTTGATTCGATGAGTGCGTATGGGTATGTCCAGTCATCGCCACTTAAACAAAAGGACCCATTTGGATTATACGCAGTTATACCAGATTATTTGAATGACGGAAATGTATATGACAACTCATATTTGATGCCCAGCAATTATAATAGTTTGCAATCGTCGTTCGGCTTTAACCCGGAAGCTCCGTATATGGTGAACAAGGTGGCAGTGAGCGGCGGGCACATACAGGGCATTATGTATAATATAGATGACCAGAATGACGACTGGGATTTAGATGAAGATGATGAATTTGTTGACAAGAGAAAATGGTGGCAAAAAGAACCATTTGATATCAATAATCGCAATTGGAATTTCGATACATGCCAATTGGTTTGTGAAGTGATGTGTGGAAAGAAAAAGAAACGCAGCGGCGGATCGCCCGGTAAATTTTTAAAGGGCGTTCACCCAGGCTTGCAGCCGTGTATGGGGCTGTGTTCAATGGCGGACAGATCAAATGAGCCCGGAAGTTTTGACGACCTAATTGATCAGATAAACGAGTATAATGAATAGAAAGGCTGGGAGACATGTACAAGTATATTGCTATATCATTATTGGCGATTGGATTAGCCCACGATGCAGAAGGTTTTCTAGCCGAAAATACTAATCGCATCTATTTGTGCGAACCTAATAACTCTCATCAAGAAGTGGTTTATCGATCAAAAAACGGAATCGAGTTCGGTAAACTTGAAATGGGAAGGACTAAAAGGCCATTTGTAAGGTCGGATGGAGTGCTGGAGTTGCTAGATGCAAAGATTAGCAATAACTGGACCGATACAAAGGCTGTAGTGCCGATTTATTCTTGTGTCAAGGACGGGATATTTGGTTGGTTATACATAATGGACGAGCAGGTCCTTATTCTTAATAAAAATTATAACCAACAAGCTTTAGTAGATATTGGCGATGGATATGTTAAAAACGCTGTCTATTCTGATGAAACAAAAGAGTTTTGTATAGCATATCAAACTGTTAGCGGGGACACGGTGTTGCTAATTGTTGGGGGTGACAGTTCACTCTATGCTTTGCAGGGCAAAATAAGCACTCAGATTTATTTTGATACAGATAGTTTGGTTGTCATATCAAAGAGTGCGGGGTTAGTGAAGATAGATCGGCACGGAGGTGGTCGGAAGCTGATAATGGCTGACGAGCATGATGCGATCGAATCGATTGAATTCGCAAGCGATATAGTTGTAGTTGAGAGTCAAGAGGGTGAAACAGATCGTAGATTTTCATTAGTTAAATTATATAAATTACAAACAAATGATGGAGTTTTGGACGTGTTTCGTGATGTATGTCGCGGGACAATCTGCGACAGGTATGATAAATGGGTCTTGGTGGCGTCTGAAGACGGGATGTTGCTTGCAGTAGACACCGTGATTGGGGCTATTTATGAGGTGGATAATATTGATGGCTATGATATCAACACATCAAGTCTATATATAGATAGCGTGGAACTCACAAATAGAAGAGCAAAAATAATAATTAATCACATGCAAAGAAATGCTCGCAGCCAGCACAGCCGCCTAATTGAGATACCGGCAGACAACTAAAGTAGCGGTCCCGTAGGGTCCAAAAACTCAGCCGGTGAGTAGCGGTCCAGCGATTTAGTGTCCTTCTGTTTTCGGTGTTTGAGAGGTTGTTCACGTAGCTCGTATCCGTTCCCTGACACGAAACACAAGCCGGAAGAGTTTCGGGTCGCCGCGTGCTGATTGTCGAGTCACTATGATCTCTGGTTCGATGCATCATTCGGTCAATGCGCGAGCCCTCAAGATGCCGTATGATTGGGACATGGCCGTCGCAACAGAGTCAACCAGGTGCCACACGCTTCGTGTTCGGAGACTGTACATCGCGGATGCTATGCTTATTTTTGAACCAGAATCAACGATTCGGGATCATCACAAAGTGCTGGCCCCCCACATAGGAGCCTAAAAGCACATAACCAGCGGGTCAGGTTTTGCAACCCGACTCAGATTCTGAAGCACTCTCAGAAAAGTGTCTCTGTTTGTTTTTCGAAGAGGGTTGCGCGACCTCTATTACCGAACTCGCTTCGGCTGAGTTTTTGGACCCTACGGGACCACTATTCCCCCTTCGCCCGCTCATCACAGGCTGTAATAATGCTTGTGAGCGTATCGTTTGGAGACACTTCGACACCATATTGCTCAATGATACAATAATAGATTTTCTCCAGACTGCTATCGCCAATTGGAACTGGCCACTTCGAATATTCTAGCGCATACTCTATGCCAAATTGGTCCTCAGGGCGAAGTTGAGTCACTCCGACACCGATTTCATTTGACAGCAATTCGCTGATATATCGCAAAATTTCACTTGATGCATTATGAAAATACTCAGCTCGCCACTCATTCTCATTCATGACGGGCCTTGAAGCAAGGCGTTTTTTTCTGCGATTAAACAAATGTCTTTCATGCCAATATGTTATAAATATTACGCTGGCAGCTAGTGCGGCAATAACTAATAACCATTCAGCCATGTTCATGTCGTGTCCTTAGTTGCAAATCAAATCTGATTTCAACGGTCGTTATTTGCGATTCCCGTTCGCACATTCAACAGCACAATATCCCTCTATCGCAAGCATCACGGCTCCTTCAGCAAGAAGGACTGCAATATTTGCTCTTCCAAGAAATTTGAAAACTTTCAATGGGACACCTTTTTTTAGTCCACCAGGTAGTTTTTTCCACAAGTTTTGATAACTTGTAGTGTTGCCACCTCTCCCTGTGAATAACCCGCCAAATTTGGCTCTGAGTGGTCGAGGAACAGGGTTAATATTTCTCAATTGACCTGTTCCAAGTGCTGGAGGCAAATTTTGTGCTCCAGCAAGACCAGCCAAAAGACCACCTAAATTGCCAGACACATCATCTATGCAATCACCTATACAGGCTAGGGCGTTAAAGCAGGTGTTCGCTTGATCTTTGGTAAATGGTGCATAATCGTTACCGCCTTTATTGCGTTCATTCATTGCGTGCCTGACCCAGCCGGGATCAATCATTAATCCAAATGGGTCAGAGTAAACTAATGGGGACTGATTGACATAGCTATACAAGTTCATAGAGTCAACATATCCCATAGGATCTTCCTGCGCAAATCTCCCCGTATCTGGATCCAAAACCCGGAACCGGTAGTCAAACAACTCCGTCCCCGAGATCAATGGCCGCCCGGTGTAGATGTGGAACGCTCCAAAGATTGACAACCCCTGCTCTGTTCCGATCTCGTCCAAGATCCGGACCTGCCCGTAGTCGCCGTATTCGTACCGCTCAAGAATATCGCCGAACTCATTGGTGATGCTGGTGAGCGAGTTGAGATCATCACGGTGCGACCAGATATTCTTGTCCGTTGCGGCGTTGGGTCGCTGGTAGTGCACCTCATCGTCGATCCCCAGCCCGAACACATGTGTGCTGAGCACGGAATCGTTGTTGAGGAGGTCGAGTTGTTCGATCACTTCCCATAGGGAGGCGCAGCCGTAGACCATCTGCTTCTCGCCGTCGTTGAAGCCGTCGCCGTTCATGTCGACATGCTCAACCACGCGGCGTGCCAGCGGGTCGTACCGATTCGTCACCACTCTGTTTACATCAAGTTGGCCGGATTTCATGGATATTCCTATGAGCTGATTCCGAAAATCATAGGTGTAGTGTTCATGCTCTAGGTCCACACCCTGATTGGCGGTGAACTCATTCATAAACGCGTTGATATCACCAAAATCAAATGAACCATCCCCATTGATATCAGCCGATGGATCTTGGTTCTCGTATGCAGCAAGAAATGGGTTCAGATCAAAAGTGTCAAACGCATAGTCATTGTTAAAGTCTGCAAAATTATTCTGAGCCTTGAGGACCAAGTTTCCGTTTTCATCGTAGAGATATACCCACTCTGTACCGTCAGCGTTCAGTGTGCTGGTGTATTGGTTGTTCTCATTGACGGCGTAGGAAGCTACTGGGGTTCCGTTTTCATCAAACCCGGTGACATCCACGCGGTTATGCACGCCATCGAGGGTGTAGTTTGTGATCCCATTATTGATTGGTGCTGTGTAATCGGTGAGCGGATCCGGGTAGTCAACATCGGTGGAGATCAACCGATTCGAGGAATCGTACCCAAAGCTGCGTACCCGTCGGTTGATCATATCAGAGCCAACATCCTGATAGCTGGTGCGGTTTTGGTTGGCATCCCAAGTAAAGTCGAACGCATCGAGCTCTGTGCCTGATACGGAGTTGGTCGTGCTGATTGATGCCACTCGGCCAAATCCAAGATCGCTACCGCCCAAATAATGCCCTTCGTATCCGTTGTACGCATAATCGGTCTGTGTCCCGTTCCCGTTGGTTCGGCGGAGGAGGCGGCCGCCGATGTAATCAAACTGTGTGATCAGAGGATTGGTCATGAGCGGATCGCTGATCCCCGTGAGGCGATTGAGGATGTCATACGACCGATCGATCGTCCTGCCGCTCGGGTACACGATTTGTGTCATGTTGTTGGCATCGTCGTGGGCGTACTGGACCACTCGATCGCTCAATTCAGGGAAGCTTGGTGCGTCAACATTCTGGAGTTCACGGATGATATTTGAGCGTGAATCGTACTCGCGTACAATCACCGCAAAGTCATTCGATGCCGCAATCATCCGACCAAGGCCATCATAGAGGAAGCTCTCTGATGTTGTCCCTGCAACGCTCGCACCTGAGATTGTGCGTGTATCAAGACGGTTATTCAGATCATACAAGTGTGTAATAGCCACGCCTCGGGCATCGGTGTAGGTATCCACATTGCCATTTTGATCGTAGGTCGTAGTGTAATCCTCACAGTCTGGCATCACGATTCTTGTGATCCGGTTGAGTGCATCGTATTCATAGGATGTGGTGTTGCCGTTGTCGTCGGTTTCTGATGTCAAGCGGCTCGAATCGTCGTATGTCTTAAAGGTGTCGATAGTGCCGATGGGAGCGCCGCTGCCAACTCCGGTGTCGGTCATTGCTACCGATGACTGGATGAGCCGATTCATGCTGTCAAACAAATTCTCTGTAACATTGCCTCTCGGATCAGTTTGTTTAACAAGATTTGAGCGTGTGTCGTAACTGAGTAATGTTTCCAGAGCCAAGCCTTGTGGGTCCTGAATGATTCTCTTGATTCGATGCAGGTCATCGTAATGATAATCTGTTGTGAACCGTTCAATAGCCCCCGAGCCATCTGAGGCTGCGTCAGTCCTCGTTTGAGTGATGAGATTTGAATCCTCATCATAGATATAAAGCATGCCGTTTCCATCACTCTCGATGGTTGATTCAAGCCTGCTTGCTGTATCGTAAAAATACTCGATCAGGTTCGGTGTTCCGGTAGATGTTGGAACAAGCATTTGTTTGATTGAGTCGTCCTCGTTGTATACGGACTCGGTAATCTGCTCGGTCACAGAGCCAATGCCAGTTGAGCCATCGTAGTTGTAGCCATAGACCTGTACCTTCTCGTGGGTTCGGCGATCACGAGCATCATACTCATAGATCATGTCCATCAGTTTAACAGAAATAGCAGTGTCACTAGCGACCGTGTCTTGTTCGTACGGGCCGAGAAGACTTGAACCTAATAGATTGTGATTGTTGTCGTATTCGTACGCTACGGTGTTCCCCATTGGATCGATGATCGCGGTTGTGCGGTCAAAGCCGTCGTACTCGACGATGTAGGTTTGAGTCCTCGATACATCATCAGGATTCACCCTAGCCTCAGTTATGCGTCCCTTTTGATCGCGGTCAAACTCGATTTCAACAAGGATTGATTGTTCGTCAATGCCATAGAACTGCCTTATAAGCTGATCGCGAGCGTCGTACGCATAGTGGGCCACTGTTGGATCAGACCCTCCTGCGGATTCCCCCGTGACATGTTTCACAAGATTTTTGGCTCCGTCGTAAACCCACTCTTCGACGGCAAGGTGATCGGCATCGCTTGCTGGGAAGACCGGTATGGACACTGTTCCATTGGCCGGGTCCGTAATGCTTGCTGTTGAACTCTGCATTTCCCCATGCTCATGCGCGGCTTTGGTGCGATAGTCGTGGATGTCGTACTCATATAGCGTGATGAAAGATGGATCGTCTGGATTGAAGAGTGCGCCAGCAGGGCTTTGAGAATCCGTGGTTAAATTCGCGACCTCTTGCTGAACAACATTCCCGTTCGCGTCATAATAGAACTCAACGCGTGAAAACAGGGCTGTCATTGCCGAGTTGAACTGTTCCTTAATAATCAGATTTGAATCCTGGTTGTAGTAGAGCGATGTCACATCGCCGCCAGCATCAATCTGTTGAATCAGATTCCCAACTGAATCATAGAGATACTCCGTTGTCAGATTCAAATTGCCATCGCCATAGTCCACAATTTTGCGAACCATGCGGCCATAGCTATGTGAAGCCTGGTCGGTATCATATTCAAAGCGATCTTCTCGCTGCAATGATCCGGTAAGAGTTTCCTTGTGGGCATGAATGTGTTTGGTAATTTGCCCGTGCAAGTTGTAATCAAACTCCTCAACCGATGTCGCGTTTGTTGGATCAGCTAAGGAAATTGCACTACCCGTGAAATTCGGAATATCATGGTAGGTTTTGAGAAGATTACCGGTTGCGCGACCGGTCACGGCGTTTATTGATTCGTCATATTCCTTGAGCGTGACATTATTGTCCCCGTCTCTGTAAGCGGTGACGAAGCTATCTGAACTGCACCCACAAACGCTGCCGCCCGAGCCGCCACCGAACTCGAAGTCATAGAGCCAATCTTCTGTGATAGATTCTGTTGTTCCTCCTGCTCCATCACTGTCGTAGCGGGTGCGGCTCAGCATCGCGCCCCAACGAAGTGGGTCTTCGCTGTACCGATCAAATAAGTATGAGGAAAAGTCTTGGTCAAGTGAGATTGCTGCTGGCGGCGTGATTAGACCTTGGCTTTGCTCTCCAATAGGATTCCAGTGTTCGTCATATTCCCATGTTTTTACATAGCGTTCAGTTCCAGATGGTCCACTGAACGCTACTGGTATCGCGTTAGGATTGCTCGAGTCAAGGTAATACCATGTGTGAATTCCGCTTGCATCGATAGTTGCCCAAACGATGTCACTTGCGTTGTTTTCTACAAATCCATCGTATTCAACCTTCTCTAGAAGCGCGCGATGGAATGGGCCCGATGCGCGATTGCCAATGTCGTTGCCACTGTATTTAAATCTTGTAACTGCACCTCGTCGATCATTGACCCAGACATAGTAATCATAGTAAAGATCGTTGAGAGCGAGATCTATGCTCTCTGCTGCATTGGCATATAGAGTCGGATCTGTGTGCGAAGCGACGTAGGAATATGTTGAGTTGCCATAATGCTGATGGGCGACACGTGCAATGTTTCTCCCAACCGCATTCGCGCCTTGGTCTATTACGTCTCCCCAATATTCGTTTTCTAGCACGATATCCCCATTGGGATTCGTTACCTTCGTCATCAAACGATTTTCCCACTGTGTAACTTCCGTGTACTCAAACTGCCACTTCCGATCGCCTGTCTGATCAAAGCGTGCGTGCTGAGGATTATTCATCATAGGGAACTCTGCGTCATCCTGTATTTGTGGGAGAGTCACACTGTTAAGAAGTGGATTAAAGTAAGCAGTGGATATTCCGTCGATGTACTCGTAACGCCATTCCCTACGTGGAGTGCCTACGCCTCCCACGCCGTCGATAAGATCCGCGATAATCCAGATTGTGTGCTCATCCCATTGTTCGGAAGTAGACATCTGTGGTGATGGGTTATCGTCATAATCAAGTTGGTCGTGGTATACAAAATCAATCTGATTCCCAAGCGTATCGATGGCGTAATCGATTCGAGGCGCTCCGCTCGTATCAGTGAGCTCATACTCAAACTGGATGGTGTTCCCGTTGCGATCCACGATGGACTCAAGCCGCCCAGCAAACTGATGGAATGCCCCGCCTGCTGTTTTGTAGATAGGGAAAAAACGATATTCAACCATGTTCGAATCAAGAATAGCAATGGTCTGGTCAAAGCCTCTGTACAAGACCTTCTTTGCAATTTGTTCTTCGTCGTGCCGGTATTGGCCGATTGTTAAACCGGGCTCATTCGGGTCAATTACCGAATCGTAGGACTCAAATCTGTCAACTCGCCCTGCTCCACTCAGGAGGTTAATTTCGAGTGGATAGACTTCAAACGCCATAGGTTCAGGAGAAAGAGCAGGATCGGCAACCACATAATCAATCACAGGCCTCGGTGTCGATATTCGCATGTTGTAGCTGAAATCCCAATGATCACCAAGCGGGGATGGGCCGTTTAAATTTGCAAAGCGATTGTTGATTGCATGTGCGTCATTTACTTCATATGCGTTTGGGGTCCCGTCAACGGTTTGGAGCCCACTATAAGATCTATAAAAACGCCGAATCTCGAAGTTAAGGCCTCGGCCAGGTATCATGAGATCGGTCTGCGCGAGCTGGTAGTCCCCCGTCGATAGATTGATCGGATCGCTGCTGTCTTTCCCGCCGTCACCACCTGATCCGCCCTGGGTTTCGCCTTCGCAAGAGCAATCATCGCAAGGCTTCCCCGTTGAATCCGGAACTCCTCCATAACCGAACGTAAGGCTTGCGTAAATTGTTGCTAGTCCAATACTTGAAACAAAAGTATCTCGACGATTCATATCTGACTCCTGCGGAATGATGCATATACTTGCTGCTAACAAACTCGGTTCGTAGCAACCAATCTCTCGGTTCCATGGGCCATTTCGGCTATGGAGGGCGTGGTTGTACATGAGTTATAGATCTATGGGTCAAAAATACAAATAATTATGACATTTAGTGTATATTCAATTAGATTGATTTTTGAAACCATTTGACTCGGCTTCTTGAGAATCATATGTGCAGTCAGTATGCCACTGAATGTAAGAGCTTGTGTGTTCTACCGGTAGCGAAATTTGGTTGTGTGAATAGAGTTAGTCAAATCGAATCGTGCCCCCGCTATTTGTAAGCCGGTTGCAAACGCAGCCGACTCCACAGTAAACGATTTGCACCACTGAGAGAACTCGGTGGTGTTTTTCTTTGTCTGCGGGATTGTGGGGAGTTTTTGGAGATGGCGGGGGAGTGACGAGAGTCTCTGGTGACTCAGGGCTCTTAACCGGAGGCGCATGGGTGAAGAACAGATTGTTGCCGATTTGCTTCAAAGTCTCTGCTTTGATTCAGAGACACGCGCCCGGGTTATGAGGAGATTTTGAGCGCTATAGCATTCCCCATCGCACAGTATTTTCCCCAATATCGACCAACTCGTTGCCTGTCCTATGTGCGGGGTGTAATCGAAAATGTACAACAGTGTTGGCCAGGCTTGGACTGTATGCGACTTTTCATGGCAATGAATGCCATCTCTTTGTATGCGTATTTGTGTGTACGGTGTGTCAAATCCGCAATCATGATCTTATAAAGTGGTGTCTACAGGGGTTCGAATCCCCTCTGCTCCGTTGACTTAATCGGTATACGAAACGGCGTCCCCACAAAGGCGTCGTTTCTGCCGTTTTGGGGCGTGCCAGGCGGTTTGGTGCGTCTCTGGGATTATCCGTATTGACCACATCAGCCAATATCTGCCCAGTATGAGGCGAGTGTCTCTCGGGGCGATATGAGGGATGTCCTCATGCAATGTGAATGGGGAGCGAGCAGGGATTTAGCTGGCGGATTGTGTGGTGCTGAACTGGCTCGTCGCAGTATTGATCCCAAGTTCAGAAGCTTGGCGATTCCAGTCGAGTTGCTTTGAAGCGGTCAGGAGATCGCCGAGTGTGATTCTGCTTGGGAGTGTTCCTGCGAGTGCGTCACGGAGAATATTTGGGCTGAGCAGGGTGAGAGGGAGCAGATTCAGGATGCGCGTGCGATTGAGTTGATGCTCGATTGCGTATTCACGAATTTGCAGCCCGGATTTGATAAGCCCATCATGCCAGCGGTACGCCAGACCAATGGCATCAACAATGTGCTGTCTTGGTTCGGGCGTGGAAGGAATGATCAGGTCATGGCCATCGGGGCTGAGAAGCAACCGGCGACCATCGAGTTTCTTGATTTGGAGCTGCAGTTTCAGCTCGATATGCTCGCCGCGGTCATCGATCTCTGGTATTCGCAAGCAGACCGGACGCGACGGGATGACATCCGGCGGTGATCTGAAGGAATGCCGTTGGAGTTGCTCGATCTTCTTGGTATCAAGTTGGATCGTGATGGAGTCTGGCGCAAGCGTGACCTCGTGGATGGCTTTCCGGATCCAGCGGTCCCGGACTTCTGTGGATTGCCGGTCAAGATCGCTGTGATTGAGGTGTCCGAGCACTAGCCCTCGGACCAGTTCATCGAGATGCACTGCATTAATGGTCTTGATCGGGCAGTTCTTGAAGCCGTGCTTGATCGCCTTCTGACTGATGTAGTACCGCACAAGCCGCTTCTGTTTGGTCTCACTCTTCTTGGTGAGTGGTCGATGCGTGGAGGTCGGGCTCATCGCGAATCCATCACTCGTGCGAAGCTTGCCCTTGAGTAGATGCGGATGGGTCCAGCGGTGGAGGTTCTTGCGGTCCTGTTTGGTCATGAGTTTTTGCGCGGTGTTCCATGTAACCTGATCGATGATGGGCACATGCAAGCCGTCGTAGATCTCGGTGTGATCGCCCCGGGTATGGGTAATTTTGCCGACATAGATCCGGTTGGTCAGGACGCTATGGATGTATTTTTGAGAGAGTCGTTTTCCACCATGAATAATGCCTTTTTTGCTCGTCCATTGCTTCGTGGTGTATCCGGCTTCGTTGAGTTCATTTGCCACGGCAACGAGTGAAGGGCCATCAATATACCGCTCGAAGATTGTGCGAACAAGATCCGCTTGTTCTGGAATGATGAAGAGTCCCTTGGATTCTTCGCCCGTCTGGAGCCGGTAGCCGAGCGGTGGTGTGCCGCCGACCCAATACCCCTTCTTCTTCGTTGCCGCGAGCTTGTCGCGGATTCGCTCGCCTGACACCTCACGTTCGAACTGGGCGAAGCTGAGCAGCATGTTGAGTGTCAAGCGTCCCATCGAGGTCGTGGTGTTAAACTGCTGCGTCACCGACACAAACGAGACCTGCTTCTCATCAAACACATCCATCATCCGCGCGAAATCACTGAGCGATCGGCTCAGCCGATCGACTTTGTAGACCACGACGACATCAATGCGGCCCCGGTCGATGTCATCAAGCAGCTGCTTGAGCCCAGGTCGTTTCATGGTGCCGCCAGAGAATCCACCGTCGTTGTACTCATCTTCAACCAGCAGCCAGCCCTCGTGCTTCTGGCTCTTGATGTAATCGATGCCCGCTTCGCGCTGAGCGTCGAGTGAGTTAAAGGCCATGTCGAGCCCTTCTTCGTTGGACTTGCGGGTGTAGATTGCGCAGCGGGTGGTTTTCATGGTGATTCCTTATGCAGATTGCTTGAGTTTTTTGAGGCCGAAGAAGCGAGGTCCGGACCAGCGTGCCCCGGTGATCTCGCGGGCGATCTCGGACAAGCTTGCAAATTCAGTTTCCCGGTACCGGAAGCGTTTGCCCTCTTCGAGGACCGTGACCTCGTGGTGGTGCCCGCGCCATGTTCGGACGAGGGTGGTGCCCTCAGGGAGTTTGATTGGGTCTGGCTGCTTCCGCTGTCCGGCGACGCTCTGCTTGGATGCCGGTGTCGGAGCGTTGCGGGTCGCGGCTTTGAGCAAGCGGCGTGTGTCGGCGTCGAGCCCGCCATGGGCCTGCTTCTGGAGATGCCACGAAAGGCCTCGGACGAGAGCCTGCTTGAAGTGCGGGGGATCGCCACGGATGCCGAGATTTGCCCATTCCTGTTGGAGCCGGGCTGGAGTCATATTGGTCAGGGTGTGGAGTTCGATGGTCATCGGGTTTCCTTGATGTGCCTGTGCGTTCTGACCTCGGCGCATGCAGACATTTCTCTCATTGAGATGGTGCGTGATGCGTTGGATCCGGGGCTGGCCGCGGGGCGTGGCCGGGGTGATGAAAGCGGGGAATCCGCTTACCCCATATAGCCATCATCTGAGGGAGATAGCAAGCGGGTATCGTGCTATTCGAGAGACTATCTACAGATTGTGTTCAGGGAGCGGTCGATCCCTCGACAGCTTCCCGATGAACCCAGCCTCGAACGGTTTTGCTGTCGATCACCGCTTCGATTTCGTAGCGGATCAATGCAGAACCATCGCCCATTGGCTCGGTGTGCTTCTGCAGAATGGTGGCTTCAGTACCGTGAGGTACGGAGGCGACTTCATGGGCTTGGCTCCAGTTGTCCCAACGGTCAGTGAGTCGGATGGGATCGTCATCGTCGTCTTGCAGAACAACCTGATCGCCAGGTTGCCAGCTTTGTTTTTCAGCTTCCGATTGGAAATAGGCATCGCTGAGAAAGAGAACACGGAACGTGATGGGGTCTGATGAATCTGCATCTGCCCAGCGTCCGTTCGGTGCGAGCATGCCGCGGCCTACGGTTGCCATCCCGGTAGAGTCGTCGCCAGAAGCAAAGGCTAATACATCGAACGCGTGTCCACGAACTGATGCCTTTGCAGCACGAGCAGCTTGCTCAAGGATTGATTCAATCTCTTGGCGCGTGTGACCATGCTCGACTCGGATGCGGATATCAAATCGGCGAATGTCTGAATAGTGGAATGGCTTTGGTCGACCGATGAATGAGTACTCGGGTTGCTCGGGTTCTTCAGGTTCAATATTGGGTGGTGGTGTTTCAGGCTGCGGCGGAGTTGATTCTACAGGGTCGGCCGGTTGTTCTATAGGCTCCGGTTCTGCGACTAGTTTCGCAGGTTTTGGCTGAGAGGGTTTCGCATGGGCTGGTTCTTCCTGTTGCCCGCATGACGCGAGGAGTCCGATCGTGAGGATAAGAATGAGTTTGAATGGTTCAGTGCGCATGATGCCGTGCCTTCCAGTGTTGGTTGCGGAGGCAAGCTGTGGAATATCAGCGCATAAAAGAGGCGCCGAACCAAGGTTACTCCGGAGGCCCCCGCCAAGGGGCACAGGAAAACAACACAT